CCTTGTGAACCTTGAGCACCCGTAGCACCCTGAACACCTTGAGGTCCGGTAGCACCCTGAGCACCAGTTGTTCCCTGTGTACCCTGAGCACCTGTGGCACCTTGGTATCCTTGGTATCCTTGTGGACCTTGTGCACCAGTAGCACCTGTTGAACCCTGTGCTCCGGTGGCTCCCTGTGTTCCCTGTGAACCAGTTGATCCTTGGAAACCTTGAGGGCCCTGTGAACCTGTAGCTCCAGTAACTCCTTGGAATCCTTGATTACCTTGACTGCCCTGAACACCTTGGAAACCTTGTGGTCCTTGTGCTCCGGTTGCTCCAGTTGCACCTTGGTATCCCTGATTGCCTTGTGTACCTTGTACGCCCTGTGAACCCTGCGCTCCTTGAGCACCAGTAGCACCAGCAGCAGTAATAAGGTAAGCATTAGCAATTACAGATGGTATTGCTGGGCCAGTGGTAGGAGATGAGATGGCAAGAAGCGTTACTGACGTTGAATTAGATGTCCAGTAAATTTCAAAGTAATCGTTAGCCGCAGCGGTAACTTGCCATTCCCACGCAGCAACTTTGTCTGAGTTTTGCTTGTCCATAGTCACATCAGTGTTGGACTGAGAAACGTCAGAACCGTTCTTTCGTAGCCAAATAAGAACTTGGTCACTTGAATTGTCTGTTTGCGTTAATTGAGCAGAGAAGTTAATACCGTACTGACCGGCATAAGCAAACGTAATACGAGAACTAGAAGCAACAGAAATACCTGCTTGCTGGTATGTTCCATTAAACGTAATGGCTTGACCAGTGTTGGCAGTAGATAATGTTTGTGTTGATGTTGAATAGTACGAACCGTAGTAAGCAGACGTTCCACCAGCACCTTGAGGTCCGATGTTTCCTTGGTACCCTTGGTATCCCTGATAACCCTGGTTGCCTTGTGTGCCTTGGTAACCTTGTGGGCCTTGTGAGCCAGTCAATCCTTGCGTACCTTGGAATCCTTGATTACCCTGTGTACCTTGTACACCTTGGAATCCTTGGTTGCCCTGAGTACCCTGTGAACCTTGACTTCCTTGTGAGCCAGTAGCACCAGTAACACCTTGGTAGCCTTGTGTCCCCTGCACTCCCTGTGTGCCTTGAAAGCCTTGTGTTCCCTGCGCACCAGTAGCTCCAGTAAGTCCCTGAGTACCTTGCGTTCCTTGGTTGCCTTGCGTTCCTTGTGGACCCTGTGAACCAGTTAAACCTTGGTTACCTTGTGGTCCGGTAGAACCCTGGACACCTTGCGTTCCTTGGGCACCAGTGGCCCCTGTAACGCCCTGTGCGCCTTGCGAACCTGTTGACCCTTGGAAGCCCTGATTACCTTGAAAACCCTGAGTTCCTTGTACGCCCTGAGTTCCCTGAAAGCCTTGGTAGCCTTGATTACCCTGTGTTCCTTGTACACCCTGTGTACCTTGATTCCCTTGTGTGCCCTGATAACCCTGATTACCTTGGTATCCCTGTGGGCCCTGTGCTCCAGTGTCTCCCTTGATTTGAGTCAGCGAATCGTCAAATGACCAGTACCATTGTGCGGTTGTAGAACCGATTGGGTATTGGACACCGATGTAGTAGTTAACCGCAGCAGTTACGGTAAGTTCCCATTGTCCTGGACCACCCCATTGTGTTCCGGTGGTGGCAGGTCCGAAGTAGTCAGTTCCGAGAGTAAGACCAGTAGGTGCAGGTTGACCTGCTGTAGGTGGAGAAGTGAATAGAGATGCCTTGTACGCGTAGACACCAGCGCCGTTAAGGAATCCCGAAGGTCCTGCAACGGTTCCTGAAAGCAGGTAATTTGTCATTCAGCAGTTGCTCCTGCGCTTATTGCAGCCTGAGCCGCGTCGTATCGAGCACCTACCTTGGCGTCGCCACCAAGATTCATGCCTGTTTCAATTTCCCACTTTGATCCGGCTCGTTGTTCTAGCGAAGCAGAACCTTTAACCGTCTTTGGTTGCACACCGTCTTTGCGTAGACGCCTGTAAGCATCCACGTCTTTGTGCATCTTCTTTGTGTCCATGTCAATAACACCGGCATTAGAACGTGTCTCCATTGCAGACGGAGCAATAGAGATAGAAGCGGCCTTACAGCCAAAACAGTCCTCTGGGTGAAGTCCAACGTTGTGTGGTGTCGCGGTCATAAAATTCCTATGGGTTAGGCACTACAGCAGTTGATGGATTACTTGATTCTGAAATATCTACTGATGTATATGCACTTACTACAAATTGATAACTTTGACCTTTAGTAAAGGTTCCACTCATTGTAACACTTGTTGCAGGGTAGGCAACGCTACGTGACACTATTTCAGGACGATTAAAGCAAGAAATGGTGTAACCAGTTGGGGTTGTACCTGACGATGGGGCGGTCCAATTAACGGTGACAGATGTCGTATTGTTAACGGTCACAGAACCAATAGTCGGTGCGTACATGATACAAGCTCCGTATCCTGCGTTAGTCAATGCCGTAGCTTCTGCCGTAGTAACTTGACATACGTTCATATACACTTTAACCACATAAGGGTTCTGGCTTACTGTAACAGATGTAGGCACAGGTGGGTTGACTTCGTAGTTGACAAAGTACGACGTGGAGTATGGTGCTTCTGGGTTCCACGGGTTGTATGGGTACGGAATGTTCGTGTTGGAGTTCTCCGGCGTAGCCGTGTCCTGAACGAACGTACCATCCGACAACTTAAAGACCAAGACGTAACGTGCCCTGTTAGGGAAGTAACGCCATAACCTACGCTCCAAGCCCTTTGAGTCGGGCAGGATCGGTGGGTTGTCCTTTACCTTTGGTGGTGTAAAAGTAGGCATGAAAGCCTACTTAATCTGGTTCTTACGTCCGAGAGCACCAATGCGAGCAGCATCAATAGCATCACCCATACGAGCGCCACCAGTTGTCTGGTTCTCAGCCGGAGCTGAAGTAGGCTGACCAACTGGCTTAGTTACACGAGTGTAACCACCGTCAAGGCTTTCCTCAAGAAGTGTTGCTGCACGAAAGTCAATAGGCGTACCTACTGTTTTGCTGTCCACGTCAAAGATTGCGTCATACTTACTAGCCATTACATTTCTCCGTATGTCTTGTAGCCAACTACTTCTGGAGCGTCAGCGTTTGAACCGTACTCCAACTTTGTAATGCCACCGATAATTGGTGTGCCCTTAACGCCACGAGCAGTGTTTGTTTCAACGCCACGGTTAGCAGGTCCACTTGTCTCAGTAGAGGTTACAGGTGTTGGGATGTATCCTGTGTCAATAGTGTTGGCTGTGGTTCCACGAAGGAATTCAGCCGATACTGTTGGGAATGATGCGCGTGATTCCATTATGTCCACCTTGTGTCGGTCATGTCGCACTGGCCACAGTAGCAAGGGTCTGATGTTTCGCCCTTAATTGCTGTAGCGTCGTTACGAGCTGCGCGTACTGCGCGGTTTGGTAGGGGTGTTCCTGCTGGCATTGCGGATTCTGGTCCGAGTGTCAAGCCAAGTCCTGTAGGTACTGTCATGAGAGTTTTTCCTCGCTAGTGTGTTGGTCCTTGAGAGAAACGAGGTTGCCGTCCTTGTCGGTAAGCCTTCCACAGATAAGACAATAAATCTCATCTATTCCTGCTTGTACGTCCCTGCTTCCGCAGTTCTTACAAGCCCTTGGCCACGGCAACTCTCGTTCCTCTCAATTACCTAGTTAACTGGACTAAGCCAGTGGTGAGCCGGACTCACCGAGGTCTACTGCTGGTTCGTAAGCAGTTCCAGTTCCAGGTGTAGTGCTGATGTCAGCGCCTAGAAGTGAACTTGACTCAATACGGATAACTGAAGCCTGACGGAAGATTCCGTAAGCACCAAGCCAGTACCATCCCATTGGGACGAAACGGCGTAGACGGTCAGTTACAGGACCAGGTACAACGTGTGGGAACGCTCCGTTACCGTCAACGTATGAGTGAGCCTTGGCAAGAGCCTGGCGACCAACGATGAGAGTTCCGTAAACGTTTGTTGAAGATGCACCAGCACCCTGGAATACAGGAGCACGTGGAGTTTCGATCCAACGAACACCTTCGTAAGCACCGAGCTCACCGTTCCAGATTTCACCTGGCTGTGCGTAGACGTGTGGTGCACGCCATCCCTGTATGTTTGAACCTGAGATAGATTCGCCCTGAAGGTCTGCAACGAGGTCTGGGTGGATGTAACCAACGTACATACCGCCGAATGTTGGAACGTTCTGAGCACGGAGACGAGCACGAGCAACACGGATGTCAAGTGATGACAATGTGTTTGTTGAAGCAACTGCTGAGCGAGCAGTAACGCTTGACTGAAGTGCTGTTGCACCAAGGCCTGAAGCGTACTGTACGTTTG